ATCAGTGAGGTGATATCTGCAAATCGGCCATCTACTGCATTTTTGTAGGTCGCAATCTGAGTGGCAATCGAGCCATTTTGTGGGTTCGTGATAGCTTCGAACTTGTGTTCAATAGCTTTTACAGTTTCTTGATAAGTCGCTTTGCCTACATAGTCCTTCTCAACTAGCTCACGTACAGCCGTCGCTTGTTTCGCACTCTCCTCGCGAGTATAACG